CGGTACATAGCAGTCTTTTCAACTTCCTTCATCTCTGAGTACTTGAGACGAGCTGTTGACCAGTCTTTAAGCCATTGTTCAGGATTCTCTACTACGTGTGGTGCACCGTCTTTAATAGCTTTGTCAATGTTATTAATAATGCCGCGTAGCATTTTCTTGTCATCCGCTTTAGTTATACGCTCGTTGTAGAAGAAGTCGTTAACAAGCTGACGGAACTCAATCAAATCGCCAAAGTTACGGGACTCAGAGAATGAACGAATACGTTGTGCTTGCAGCAAGAACTTCTCACTTGTCACAGGGTCCGTAATCTTAGAAGATAATCGCTCAAGTACTGGGTCAATAGCTAACTTATCGTAGTCCCAATCAAAGTTAAGACCTTTAGGTGACTGTACAGCTCTTGCTTTAACTGAGTTGTAGAATCCTTTAACATCACTAACATAGTTTTGTAAGTCTTTAACGTACGTGCGGGACACTTCAGGATTAGTCAAATCTGCAGTAGTCTTAAGTAAGTCAGCAGCTCTGTCATCAACAGATTTAATAACAGCCTGACTGGCCTTAGGGTCAATAGAACCAGCAACGCGAACTAAGTCTTGCATGCCTCGCTCGCTTAGAGCAACTGCAGCAATAGCTTTTTGTTCTTTGCTACCGTCTAACGGCCCAGCAAGTTTCTCAAACTTCTGTACGATTTCTTCAATCTCAGCGTCGTTCATAAACATGGTATCTTTAAGTGCTTTATACGCACCCTGAGTATTACCATCAAATATCATGTTCTTAGCACGAACAACACCGCGCCAACCTGCACCTAATGATTTAGCAACAGGATAACCAATCACCTCACCAACTATAGCAAGCTCAGCTGCGTTCAACGCTTTATGTGCGGCTACTTCAGCTTCCATATCAACCTGCATTTCCATAGCCGACTGCAAGTAGTCAAGTTGAGCACCAGCCATTGCACCTGCCATACCACCAATAGCAGCACCAGCAGCTTTAGCAACAGGGTGCGTAGGAGCGTATTTGAAGCCAGCTATAGCTCCAGTAATACCGCCAATAGTTTCACCAGCCGTAGACTTAAGGTCTTGCCAGAACGATGGCGTTACTTCAACCATGCCTTGCTCTGTATTAACATACCAGCCTTCTTGTCCAACGTCGCCTGCCTGCCAAACTAAGTCAATACCGTAGTCGCGCTTAGCAATGTCAATAATCTTACTGCGACTTGCTTCACGAGCTGCGTTATAACGAGTTAGTGCTTCTTTATTACCAAAGAACGCAGGAATAGAAGTCATGATGTCTGATGTCATAACAGGCTGAACAGTCTGCAAGTTTCTAACTATCTCAGACGCAGACATTTCTTCGTCGCCTTGGAAACGGTCCATGGCTTCTTGCTTAACGTCTGCATACAAGCGGCGAGGTACACCTAAACCTGGAGAATCGGTACGAGGGTCACCTTTACCTTGTGCTTGTAGTGTGGGCTCATTTGCTTCTACTTTTGTAGTGATTTCTTTGCCTTGCAAGAACTGCTCAATTTCTTCTCTTGAGTAACCAGCTGCTTCTGCCTGTGCAATCTTCTCCGCATTCGCATTAATCTCTGCAATGTCTTCTGCATCATAGCCCTGCTCCGTAAGATACTTAGTTACGTCATCTTCTGAATAACCATTCTTATAAGCCGCATATGCCGCAAAAGCTCCAGCAGTTGGCGTTGAGTACAACCTGAAATCCGGTGCGTTAGCGCTACCAAGTTTGATGACAGCATATACTACGTCTTCTTGCATAGTTGACAGCTGCTCTGCAATTTCTGAATACTCTGTTAAAGGGTCGGCGATGTTTTCGGCAATTACCTTAGCGCGGTCTTCTGATAAGCCTAAGCGAACTAAATCACTTGCAGTAGCTGCAATAGCGTCATCCTCATTTTGAGCATAAGCTATCTTATCAGAAGCATTGCGAACATAATCCATAGCGTTGTCGTAACTAAGTATTTCGCTACCGCCGTCCTTAGACACAAGCTCAAACTCCATGTCAGCTTTACGCGCAACTTTTTTCGCTGTATTCACTACTTGCGTCTCGTACCATTTCTGTACGCCTTCGGCTCGCTTTAAGTTCTTAACTGCACCTTTAATTGGAATAGCTAATTGTGCCCGACCTTCGTCAATAGCGTCAGACACTTCGCGCTCAATAGACTTAGCTAACCAGTTCTTTTCAAAAGGCGACTTAGGTATAACATTTTTACCTGCTTCTGCTACCTCTTGCAGCACTTCTTCTTCCGATAAAGATGCTAGGTCATTCGGTTCTAATGTTGTACGAGTAGCTAACTGTGTGTAAGCTTCTTGTAATTCATCTAGCGATACGCCAAACACTTCTTCTGCAAAGTCTTCGTCGTCTAGAGCAGATTGAGTGATGTCAGGTTCGTCTAGCATTTGCTGTTGAAGTTCCGTAAAACTTGGCGTGTCACCTGTAGCATACCCGCGTCGTCGACCTTGCTGGTGTAAGTCAGACTGAATCTCTTGTAGTACACGAGTAGGTGTACCATTGAAGTCTTCATCATAAATACGAGTATGAGCTAAATAGTTCTCTGTATCTGGAAAATGGGTAGACGTATAGCGTGAACCTACTTGGTCTACCTGCTCAAAGCGTAGTACTTTCTCACGATAAGTAGGATTAGCTTGGCCGCCAGGTAAACTCATTGACTTATAGTGCTGGTCTACCTCAGTTGTGTAGAACATGTCTTTACGTTCTTTTTCTAGACCTAATAGCTCTTCACGTGATACACGGCCTTTGCCTGGTAGCTCAATACCAGAGAAGTCTATCTCTTCTTGCTTAACGCCTTTCTTTAAAAGCATAGGCTTGACAGCTTCTGCTTTCATTGTAGAACCTTCAGGTAGGTTCTTAATTGTTTGTTTTAATAACGATTTAATAGGCATTACATACCCTCATTCGTGTTAGTTGGTAGCTTAAGTGCTGAGCTCATTTGGCTACTTTGATTAGGCGAACCTTGCGCCATTGCAGACGCGTCTTGCTGAGCTGCTGGGTCTTGCGAAAGCATATTAGCAGTCTCTTCCATAATTTGTGCAATCTGAGGACTATACTTAGTTCCCATAATTTTCATAGCTAATGAACTAACTTTAAAGAAGCCTGCTGGGTTAACCTGTGAAAGCATCTGGCCGATATTACCTGACATAACGCTCTCTAGCATTAGTTGACCTTTCTCATCTTCATCATTGTAAGCTACAGACTCAACTTTAATATTAAAGTCTGTGAACTCAAAGTCGGTACCTTCTTCAGCTACTGGAGCTAATAGTATATTGCCGTCTTCATCTTCTAACGGTTCGCGTGAACCTGGGTCAAGCACTTCCATAAGAATCGGCTCATACACAGGCTGACCTTGTTCGTCGTGCTGACCTGTGAACATTGTCATAGGCTTGTTAAGTTCAACCCAACGCTCGCCAGTCATAGCATCAGTTAGTAATAAGAACTGATTTGCTCTAAAGTACTGCTGAGCTAAATAAGCTACGTCAATAGCTAATGAAGTATAGAATGACTCAATACGTGCAGTAATATAACGCAGTGACATAATAGTCGCAGATTGCTGTAACTTAACCTTACGGCCAGAGTCACTAGCATAAGCCATACCTAAGAAGCTATCATTAATACCTAGCACACGTTGAACGCGGTCTAGTGCGCGGTCAATAATAGTGTACTGGTCTAATACTTCTTTAGTCATTTGCTCAATCTTAATACCGCCTAAAGATTGTACCGGGATAACGCCGTTTACGCGGTTGACTGCAATCTTAAACTCTTCTATGTCTTCCACAGAGTTTTCTTCGACGAACACTTTAGTAGTATTAGCCATAAGCTGAATCTGTAGTAGCGCCTGGTTAATAGCCTTCTGTGATTCAACAACTTCTCTGAAGATACCATAGAACTCTGCTTTGTCAGAACTATGTAACTTCTGAACACGATACGGCCAGCGCGCTTTCTTAAACGTAATCTTGGACTTACGTAGGATGATGTTGTCATGCCAGAACACAGACCAACGGTCGCCTTTGTCGTCTTCCATAACCGTGTGAACAATCAAGAAGTTATCATGCACGCGGTGATAACCAGCATAGCTGCCATCATAATAACTATTATTAGAAGAATAGCTGCAACGCTCAGTACTGTACTTATGGTCAAAGTCAGCTTCAGACGCGTTAGTAAAGTTGTAGTAAGGGTCGAGCTTTTCTTTTGCGCGCTTACCAAATAACTTGATAACCTGGTCTTCTGTCATCCACTTAAAACGATGTAAGAACTGCGCATCGCTATAGTCATCAAGTACGCTTGTAGGGTCTGTAACTATCTCATAGTCCGGCACGTGATGTAGCTTGATAGCATTTATAGGTCTACCAAACTGGTCACGTTCACCTGTGTCGTACACTTCTTCATACGCACACATGATACCAGAGATAAGGCCACCAAGTTTCATTTGGTCGCCTTCAATGTCCATGCGATTTTGCTCGAACACATAGTTGATTGTGTCAG